TTTCTGGAAGTTACACTGATCTAACTAACAAACCTACAATATTCTCTGGAAGTTACACTGATCTAACTAATAAACCTACAATATTCTCTGGAAGTTACATTGATCTAACTAATAAACCTACAATACCAGCAGCACAAGTTCAATCTGATTGGAATGCATCTACTGGTCTAGGTGAGATTCTAAACAAACCAACTGTACCATCTAATATTGGTGACCTTTCTAATGTTTCCAACGCAACTCCAAATGCTAATGAAGTATTAACATGGAGTGGATCACAATGGGCTGCAGCAGCAGCATCAGGTGGTAGTAGTAGTGGATTAGAATTTGTGAATGAACAAAGACTACTAGCAAGCAGTACTGCTTCCTACATTGAATTTGACGATTCAATTTTAGAGGATAATAAAGATTATTTTATACATGGTCATTTTAAGTACGGTACTGGTTCTGGTCCACAACTTAGGATTGATACAGAAGTATATGAACTTAATAATCAAACAACATACACCTATGGTTCAACAAGTTATGCTCGTATGTTTACAAAGTCTTATGGTAATACAGGCAATAGCAATCAAAGCACTAGTTATTGGTATGTTTATGATGGTGGATACAATACACAGCAACTTTATTTTAATGCTTGGTTTTCTACACTGAACAGACCAAGACTGATGTGGTTTTCAAATGGAATAGACGAGCCAAGGCATATGGTTTCAGCAAATGGATCATGGGAACATATCGGTGGAGCTTCTGATCCTTATCCTGGATTTGATTACGCAGCCAGTTCTAGAATAAAAAAAATTAGATTTGGTACTACTAATGGTTACGGATTTGTAGCTCCTTCACATGTCCGTTTATACAAATATATACATGGAGGATTCTTTAGTTAAAATGAGTGAACTAGTAAATGGTGAACCTACCACCAACTGTAAATTAGTAAATGGTAAACTTGTCGCATTAACTGCTGAAGAAATAGCAGAAGTAGAAGCTGCACTATCTGCTGCACCTTCTGAAATAGAAATTAAATGGCGATTAATCAGGACTCAAAGAGATGAGTTGTTAAATAAAACAGATTGGATAGTAACAAAAGCACTTGAGACAGGAGTTTCTGTAACTGATGCTTGGAAAAATTATCGTCAAGCATTGCGAGATGTTCCTACACAATCAGATGTAGATAATATTAATTGGCCAACAGAACCTAGTTAAATAACATGGCAATAAATTTTCCCGATAGTCCTAGTTTAAATGAAGTGTTTTCATCTGGTGGTAACACATGGAAATGGGATGGAACATCTTGGGTATCTGGTACTACAATTACAGGTATAGCAAATGTTGTAGAAGATACAACACCACAGTTAGGTGGTAACTTAGATCTTGCTGGTAATAATATAACTGGTACAGGTGCTATTGATGTTGTTGGTAATGTTAAAGGAACTACTATCACTAGTGGTGCTGTAACATATACAGGACTTGATGGGAATGCTGGACAAGTCCTTACCACAAATGGATCGGGTAATGCTACATGGACAACTGTAAGTTCTGGATCCACGACAGGTACACTTAATGATGTTACAACTAATGGTTCTACTACTGCTAATACAATTACAGTTGGTGGTTTAGATCTTGCTGCTTCTAACCATAAGATTAGAATAGGTGCTTCTAACACATTCCAGATTTATAATGATGGAACAAGTGATAGGATTGATACTAGTGGTGCTGACCTAAAAATATCAACAACAAATACTGACCTGCTATTAGAATCTACTGGTGGTACAGTTAAGATAAACGAGACAGCACAATTTAATAACACTAGTGCTGAATTATATTACAAATCTGGTAGTGCAGTTAAGAAATTTGAAACTACATCTGGTGGAGCAACAGTAACAGGCACTCTTAATGCAACTGTTGGTTTACAAATAAATGGAACTGCTTTAAACATTGGTCACCTATCAAATGTATCCTCTACTGCACCTAGCGATGGACAAGTTCTTAAATGGAGCAATGCGAATAGTGAATGGGAACCTGGTACTGATCTAGTAGGCAGTGGCGGTGGTGGTATAGCATTAACAGATCTATCTGTAACCACAGGAAATGCAACAGGTGGTGGATCATTAACTTATAACAATGCTAATGGAACATTTACTTTCCAACCAGCAGTAGTTGGTGAAACAGATACACTTGCATCTGTAACTGCTAGAGGTGCTACAACAACAACTGCTATTACTGTTGGTGGGTTAACATCTACAGATCATATAGTTGCTGGTAATTCTAAAGAGATAAGGTTAGGTGATACTGCTACAGGTGATTTCGTTATCGTTCATGATGGATCAGCGAATGTACTTGGATCACCTGAAGGAGATAATTTACTCGTCAAGGGTGCTGCTGGTGCTAGTAGAGCAACCTTTAATTCTACATCAGTTGAGTTGTATCATTCGGGAACGAAGAAGGTAGAGACTACTGCAACAGGAATTACAGTTAGTGGTCATGTAAGTGTTACTAGTGGTAGTTCTCCTCAATGGAATACAGCATATGGTTGGGGTGACCATTCAGTTGCTGGATATCTAACATCATTTACTGAAGCAGACACATTAAATACTGTTACTGGACGTGGATCTACAACTACTAATGCTATTACCGTTGGTGGTAATGGTACTACAGGTGGTGTTAGTCTTTTGGATGGTAACATCGCAGTAAGAACAGGCACTGGGAACGTAGCATCTATTGACCTCTACTGTGAGGTTAGCAATGCACACAAAATAAGTATTAAAGCAGCACCACATAGTAACTTTAGTGGTAATGTAAACTTCACATTACCAGGAAACAACGGTACTAATGGTTGGTTCTTAAAAACAGATGGATCTGGTAATACAAGTTGGGCTGCACAAGCAACACCATCTACACCAAATCTTAATGCTGTTCTTACTGCTGGTAATACATCATCACAGTCAGCAACCATTGGTGGTAATGGATCTACTGGTGGTATAACTCTTAGTGATGGTGTGGTTGCTATAAGAACTGGTACTGGAAACGTAGCAGCAATTGATTTATATTGTGAGGTTAATAACGCACACAAAGTAAGTATAAAAGCACCGTTACATGCTAATTACAGTGGTAACCCAACCTTTAGATTACCACCAACCAACGGTTCTGCTAATCAAGTTCTTATCAGTGATGGATATGGTAATACATCTTGGTCAACTCTATCAGGAGGTGGAGGAGGTGGTAGTAGTGTTACGGTTAATGCTAACGCACCTGGTACACCTAGCAGTGGAGATCTCTGGTGGAACTCTAACGCTGGTCAGTTAAAGATATTCTATCAAGATACTGATAGTTCTCAGTGGGTTGATGCTGCTGGAGGTGCTGGAGGAGGAGCTGGTGGTGTAACAGTATATACTGGTGTAGCAAACTATCCTTCTGCTTCAACGGTGGAAGGACAACTAGCATATGCTGATGATATTAATGCACTACACATTTCTGACGGTAGTAGTTGGATAAACAATAGAGTAGTTACTACAACCAATGCATCTTCTTCTGATTTTGATACACTACTGGGTAGTTACGAGAAGACATATACTCTCTCTGTAAATAATCATACTGCTGGTACTACTGCAGAAAATAATGCTAGAAAGATTATCAAGTTGGTTGATAATAGTGGTACAGATTCAGGTAAGTTTACTATCAATGCTGGTACTGGTTTAACAACAGCACTTACTACTGATACATGGAGTAATTCATCTCTAGATCTAGGTTTAGATCTTCAGAATATTCACAACTACACTTTAAGTTCAGAAGTTAATGCTGGATCTAACTCTACTGATCTAAAGATACAAGATTCTATTAGATCTATTAGTAACTCAATTAAATTTTCTGGTGCTGATGGTCTTAGTATTGAGAGAACAGATGCTAACACAATAACCTTTAGACAAGGTGGTAGTTCTGTGACTCAGTACACCGATGATATGGCTAAAGATGCTGCGTGGAATGCTATAAATGGTGGTACTCATACTGGTATAACATGGACATGGGATAGCACCAACAAACTTATTAGTGGTACTGTTACTGGTGGTGGTGGAGGAGGAGGTGGATACACCTACACATTAACTGGTAGAAATACAACCAGTACAAATGCATTCCTTGATCTAACAGATAGTGCTACCCCAACTCCAAATGTTGATAGCATAGAGTTTACTGGTAGTGGTGGTACTGATGTTGCATGGGATAGTGCTAACAAGAAGATAACTATTAACAGTGAAGCATATACAGTAGGAGCTGATGCTACTGCTAGTGGTGGAGGAGGTTTATCATTAACTGGTAACACCTTTACATACACACCACCTGCACTAGGAAGTTTCTTAACATCTGTACCTCAAGCATCGGCAACAGTTCTTGGTGGTATTAAAGTAGGTTCTAACCTTACTATAGATGCTGCTACTGGTGTCCTTAGTGCTAATGCTGGAGCATATACATTACCTACTGCTGGTGTTACTGCTAGTGGAACTCTTGGTGGTGTTAAGGTTGATGGTTCTACTGTTACTATTGATGGTAATGGAGTCATCAGTTCAACAGGTGGATCAACTGCTCCATCTATAGGTGATGTTAATGCTGTTTCAGCAAGCATTGATGATGATGCACGTGGTGACCTAACAATTGTAGGACATAAAGGTTATGTTCTTTACAAAGTTCATTCATCACACCAAGCATGGATAAGATTATATGTAGATGCTGCATCAAGAACAGCAGATGCAAGTAGAAGTGAGGGTGCTGATCCAGCACCAGGTAGCGGTGTGATAGCAGAGGTCAGAACTTCTGCAAATGATCAAGCAGTTCTTATAACACCTGGTGTTATGGGATTCAATAATGATGATCCAAGGACAGAAAACATATACGTTTCAATAAATAATAGAAGCGGTTCGTCTGCCACCATAACAGTGACCCTAACAGTTCTTAAAATCGGAGAGTAGTACGATGGCAGTAAATGCTGGTACAGTAAATGTAAACAACGATCAGACTGGATGGTCTAATGCAGATGTAATGACTGCATTGGAAACAGTCTTCAGTAATCTTGGTATGCATGGAGGAACAGCAAAGACTGGTGTTCCTATTTGTACTAAGTGGCCAGGTCAAACAGACTCTCAACCAGCACAACCATATTGTAATGGTTTCCAAGGTAGTAATAATCCAGCAACCACAGAATTTTCTCATGCTGGTAACAATCAATTAAGTTGGGATAATAACAGAGCAGAAAGAAATTTTGAAGTAACTGCTTATGGTACTATTGCATATTATATGCAAGAGACGTGGCAACCTACTAGTATTAATGCTTCTACTGATACTCTAACTGTTCCTTATAATAATGTACTAACAACAGGTACTGAACTTGTATTCATTCCTAGTGGTGGTACTTCTGATAATGCAATTGGTGGACTATCATTAAACCAAACTGTCTATGTTATTCGTGTTAGTGATACCGAGATAAAGGTAGCAGCAAACTTAACTGATGCTGGTAATGGTCAAGCAATTACATTAACTGGTGCTCCTAGTGCTGGATGGTCATCAACTACTAAATTTTTTAAACCACAAGCAGGTTCAAGTAATGTTACTATTGAAACCTATCAAGGAGATACTTTAACTTTTAACGTAGATGCTACTGGATTAAACATATGTGATGGTAGTTCATACGTTGGTAATAAAGTTTTATCAAACGCCAATGGTACTGCTGGTACTTTAACAGAGAATCCTTACAATAGTAGTGGATACATTACCAATGTTGGTACAACTTCATTCACTTTTGATACTCGTTACTGGATACAGTCGGAGGACAATTCTGATATAGAAAGTTATGATAAACCAGACACTTTTCATCAGGGTAATGTACGTCAAAATTTGCTTGGTTCTGATTGGACTGGTAGACAAGGTTTAATTTCTAATAGGGGTCCCAAAGTAATAGAGTATTGTTATGCTAGTGCTAACACATCTGCTATGAAAGGAACCATTGTACTTAAACCTAGGTATAGTGCTTATAATTATTGGGATTCTTATTGGAAGTACACTGTTCCAGGTACAGTAACTGGAGGTGGTGGTTCAGGTAAAGATTTAAAACTAAGAATTCACCGTTGGGATTCTCAATCTAGTTCTAGCTATAGAGGTTCTATTAGTCACATAGATATTGCTAATGTTACTGATGGTTGGACTGCTGGAGCAACATTTACTATTCCAGGTGCAAGTGTTGGTGCTGAATTTGAAACCACGCCAGCAGATTATAACATAGAATTCGGAACCAATACAGATGAAACTTCTACTGATGCTGGTGATGGTATCTGTAGTATAGTAACAACAAACTACGGTGCTGGTTCTACGTTCTTCCAGAAGAATGATAATGGTCATTACGCTGTCTTAAAGATGCGTCATGATAATTCTAAGAAATATAAAGATAGTTACTATACATTTTATATTGATAGAGCATCTAGCTATACGTATAGGATGTGTGTGAAGTCTGGTGCGTACTGGGAGACTATGAATTCTCTGGGAACTAATGCTAACCCACCAAACCAGTATTTCAGCGATGAAAATAACAGAGGGTTCTATGGTTTCTTTGATGGTATCATGGGTAACAATGCTGGAGGTGATGGAACTATAGATCCAAATGATACCAATTATAATTACAGACAATCATTCTGTACAACAAGTGTTCCTACAGATTATAAACTGAGAATTAAATATTGGAGAGCACAGTCACCACAAGATGATACGTTTGCTGTGATATCTTTTGTCCAAGTTATAGATGATAAGATTGAAACTTATTTTACATTCTCATTACCCACTGCTGGATTTGGAGTCACAAGTCCAGGTGTAGATCTAGATCATTTATATCATGGTCACATCACAAGATACACTGCTTACACAAACAACTCAAGCAACCAAGCAAGATCTCTTGAAGTTGAGATGTCTGTCCCTAACTATCAGAGTGGTACTGCTCAACCATTAAATGAAGGAATTTCTTTCTATACTCGTACTGGTGATAGTTCTTATGGTTACCTAAGAAATGATGGTAGTAATCCTAGTTTCCAACTAAGTGATAGATGGGCTGCTAATATTAATACTCCTAACTATGAAAATGATCATGATGTAGTAACTTACTATAGGAATGCAGACTATGATGGTATATCTGGAACACAAGATTATTATAGACCAATAAAGGGTATACCTCTTCTTAATTCCTTTGCACCTTGTCCATATTATATGCCTGATGATTTTGTAATGATACAAGTGGGAACTGCACCAGGTCTTACTCAGTTTAGGACAGGTGATACTATTACTGTTAGTGCAAGTGAAATTTATACGGTTATTGTAGCAAGTGTTGAACAGTCAGTAACAGGATTGGATGATGTATCTGGTGCATCTGCTATTGGTATATTATTCTGTGCGAGGACTACCTAATGACTGTTCATTCTGGTACATATATTCCTAGTGATACTGCTGATACAATGAACACTCAATCTACTAGATTGAAACAAACTTCTGTTACTCAGTTAGCAATTAATATGTTTAGTTCTGCTACTCATGGTACTGGTTCGATTGTAAATCATGATTGGACTGATCTTAAATTCAATCAACCAACTGGGATTGAAGGTGGTAATGATGCACGTATTAAGAAAGGTATTGAAAGACCTGTTTATGGTCAGCAATATCCTCGTGGATACTACAATAAATAACCCAAGGGGTCAGGTATAAATGGCTATAAATTTTCCAAACAGTCCTAGTGTAAATGAAACTCATTCCCATAGTGGTAAGGAGTGGACATGGAATGGTTCGTCTTGGGTTCTAAGTACAAATGCAAGCAATTATACTTTACCTATTGCTACTGGTAGTGCTCTCGGTGGTGTTAAGGTAGGCAGTAGATTATCAATCGATTCTAGTACAGGTGTCTTAGATGCAGACGTACAGGGTGGTACTACAACATTCACTGGTCTAACTGATACTCCTGGTACATTAACTGCTGGACAGCATCTAAAGGTTAACGCAGGTGCTACTGCTCTTGAGTATGTTGATAATACATTCACCAATCTAACTGATACACCTGCATCTTTGACTGCTGGTAAATGGTTAAAGGTAAACGCAGGTGGTACTGCATTAGAACAGACTGATGCTCCTAGTGCAGGTGTAACTGTATCTGATGCTGCACCTAGTACACCCAGTCAAGGTGACTTGTGGTTTAAGTCTGACGAAGCTGTACTAAAAGTTAGGTATGAAGATGCTAACACTAACCAGTGGGTTGATGCTTTACCTATGGGTAACAGCACTGGTGGAGGTGGTGCTTCTGTAACTATTGATGATGCTGCACCTACTAGTCCTAATGCTGGTGATATGTGGTGGGATTCTGATGATGGTAGGTTGAAGATATATTATACTGATGCAACACCTGATTCTCAATGGGTTGATGCTAGTCCAATAGGTAGTCCCAATCTTTCAGTTGGTAACTCAAGCGTTAGCATTACTGATACTGGTAGTAATGGTACTATTCAGTTCAACACAGAGGGTACAGATCGTTGGAAGATAACTGCTCTTGGACACATACATCCAAATACAAATGCTGCATTTGATATAGGATCAGCAGATTATAAAGTAAGACACTTGTTCTTATCAGATAACAGTCTTTACTTTGTGAACGATAGTAATGTACAAAAAATTATGAGTGTTACTGCAGGTGGTTCCTTGCAGTATGATGGTAAAGATCTCCTACAGAACGTAGTTCTTACTGGCCTAGATAATAATCATACTATTAAATATAATGGTACGAACTGGGTCAATGAAGCACCAGCATCTCCATCAGCACCAGCATTTCAATCTAATTGGAGGATACCTCTATAATGGCTACAGTATTAACAGGTAGTGGGAATCTAACTCATACTAATAACTCAGGTGGTAATCAGAGGGTGAGGATCTATTGGTTATCTGCAAAGAATGATACTAATGTTAATAATCATCCTACATATCTTCGTTTTGGTAGTGTTTCATTACAAGTAACCTATGGTTCTGTCCGTGTTCATTATGGATTACACATGGGGTACTGCACTGTCCCTCAACAGTACGGTTTTGTAAGTAACTATGCTATGCATGGTTCTCATGGTGATATTGATCCCAATGGTAATGTTAAACAACCACCTATTCCACTGGAATGTTATCTCTCTAACGGAGAGGAATTTAAACTTGAATGTGATACCTCTGTTTATATACTTGGTTATAATATTGTAGTACTAGACGAATAGATATCATGGCAACAACAGTACACACAGGAAACAATCAGAATTTTTCTTACACCAATAACACTGGTGGAAATGTTCGTGTTGTTATAAGTTTAGCTCTTAATGATACGAGTGTTCAAGCTAGTACAAATGGTATTAAAATAAGGTGTGGTGCTCCTGGAAGTCCAGATATTCTACAGGCCAATAGTGGTACAAACAGTAGGTTTAATGGGATCGGTAAGAACATTGCAAGACAGGGTGGTAGTAATCATTCTGGACACTTTGTAGGTGCTTCTGCTAGTAGTGATGTTGATTGTATGTGTACTGAGTTTTACTTAGCCGATGGTCATAGCATAGATGTACAAGGTGTTTCTCTTTCTTATCCACTCAAATTTTATAATATACTAACAATACCAGAGTAACATGGCAATAGATTTTCCCTCAACAGCAGGTCAACTAACAGACGGTTCGTTTACACATACCGTTAATGATGTTACATGGTCATGGGATGGAACCACATGGAAAGGACTTGCTGGTACGTTTCCAACAGCATCTGCAACAGTTAAAGGTGGTATCAAAGTTGGTAATAGGTTAACAATAGATGCTGCTACAGGAGTTCTTTCTGCAGACGTACAAGGAAGTACTTATGCTAATAGTGATGTTGATACTCATCTAAATCAATCTAATCCTACTGGTGGATATGTTTTGAGTTGGAATGGAACTGATTATGCTTGGGTAGCTCAGACCACAGATACAGATACAAATACATTCACTGGTCTAACAGGTACACCGTCCTCATACACTGCTGGTAAATGGTTGAAGGTAAATGCAGGTGGTACTGCTTTAGAATATACTGATGCTCCTAGTGGTGGAAGTCCAGGTGGATCTAATACTCAGTTGCAAATCAATAATAATGGAGCATTTGGTGGATGTAATATAGAATATAATCCTACTCATCTAGATGGTGGATTGGAATGGGCAAATTCTAGTGGTACACCAGGAGCAGCCATAAGGGTTTATCATAGTTCTATTGGTGGAGGAGATGATTCGATGCTCTTCTACACTGGTGGTGGACTGTTAGGAACTATCAATCTAAGGATATTTAATAATAGTGTTACAGTATACGGTTCTCTTACTAAGGGTGGTGGTTCATTTAGAATACCTCATCCATTACCTGCACTGAATGCTACTAAAGATCTAGCACACTCATTCATTGAAGGTCCACAATGTGATAACCTTTACCGTGGTAAGGTTGATCTAGTAGGTGGTACTGCTACGATTAATATTGATACCAAGGCTGGTATGACTGAAGGAACCTTTGTAGTATTAAATAGAGATATACAATGTTTCACAACTAATGAAACTGGATGGACTCTTGTTAAAGGATCTGTCTCTGGTAATATATTAACGATCACTGCACAAGATAATACTTGTACTGATACTATCTCTTGGATGGTTATTGGTGAGAGACAAGATGATACTGTTAAGGGGTTAGATATAACAGATGCCGATGGTAATCTTATTATAGAACCTGATCAAATTCCACTACCTACAATCTAATGGCTATAGATTTTCCCACCTCACCATCAACCAATGATACCCATACTACTAGTGGTGGGGTAACTTATCTGTGGGATGGAACTTCGTGGAAAGCACAGGGTACTACATCACAGTACAGTCTTCCAACAGCATCTGCAACAGTACTTGGTGGTATTAAAATAGGAAGTCGTTTAACAATATCTACTGGTGTTTTGGAGGCAGATGTACAGGGAGGCACTACTGTATTTACTGGTCTAACTGATACTCCTAGTTCATTAACTGCTGGTAAATGGTTGAAGGTAAATGCTGGTGGTACTGCTATTGAAGAAACTGATCCCCCTTCTTCTCAAGGGTTGAGTCCAAGAGGAACAGCGAGTGGATCTAGTTCTAGTCTTGCTGCTGGTGCTAGTGGTAACTTAGATATTACTGGTGCAGCAAAGTCTTATGGTCTATTAAAAATAACAACATCACATGCTGCATGGGTAACTCTTTATACTTCTATAGCAAGTAGAACTGCTGATGCTTCTAGAGCAGCAACAACTGACCCAGTACCAGGATCAGGAGTGGTAGCAGAGGTTATCACTAGCGGTGATACAACTCAAATAATATCTCCTATGTTATGTGGTTACAACGATGAGTCTACACCTGTAACTACTGTCTATGCTAAGGTCAGGAACGAAACTGCTAGTGCTGCTGTTATTACGGTAACAATAACATTTGTTCCATTGGAAGCATGATATGTCTGAGTATCTTGTAACAGTTAAGGATGCTTCTTGTTTAAATGAATTCTATGCAGACATGGAATTCAGAGGGTATCCTCGTACCATAAGGAAACCTCTCAGTAGATCAACTGGATATGAATTAACAGATGAACAGGTAAAGGTACTCAAAAGAGATTCAAGAGTCCTTGAGATAGAATTAAGACACCCTGAAGGTGTAGTTAATAAACCAATGGGTGCTGTTAACTACGAACCATACAGTATCCTAGGAGATTTTAGTAAACTTTCTACCACTAGTAGTAGTCAGTCTGACGAAAGACAGTGGGGTCACATTCATCATGGTGGAACAACAGCACAAAGAAGGTATGGAGATACTCCTGGTACAGTAAACAGTACTTCATGGAATACTGGTACAGTTAATGATAGAGTTGATGTTTTTAATGATGGTAAACACGTAGATATAGTTATATTTGATACACCAGTATCATATGATCATGCAGATTGGATAAGTGAAGAGACAGGATTAACTAGGTTTGTGCAGTATGATTGGTTTGCTATGCACAACAATGAGGTTATAGGTGGGTTGGATAGTGATGGTTATGCATCACCTGGATCTAACTATGTTTATGGTACAGCAGTTCAACATGGATCTGCTGCATATCATGGTACTCATGTGTGTGGTACGGTTGCTGGTAAACACTTTGGATGGGCAAGAGAAGCAAACATATACAGCATCAATGTATTAACTTCAGGTACAACTCAAACATATCTTACCACTGAACTAGCATTTGATTATGTTAGGGCGTTCCATAGAAACAAACCTATCAATCCTGTTACTGGATTTAAAAACCCAACGATCATAAACTGTAGTTATGGTTCTGGTTATGATCTCAGTGAAACATATCCAAGTGGTGTTCAGGCATCAAATGTTCGTGCTATCTTGTATAAAGAAAGACTTTATGATGATGGTGTTATTGGATTTGATGGTACTGCTGGAACCTCTGTTGGTTTGAGAGGTGTGACTACGATCTGGTCAACGGGTGAGATCCAACGTTTGTTTGGTGTGACTGGTAATGAGTTTCCATATTATTCCACATCTAATGGTGCTGATGTTGAGGATGCTATTGCAGATGGTATAGTTGTAGTTAAAGCACATGGTAATGATGACTCACCAAGATCAGGAGATCATCATGAGAAAGCAGGTTCAACTCTAGTAAGTATGGATGGTAACCTGAGAGACAGTAGAATGTATCTTGATAATGGTTGGTCATATTATTATTGTAGAACAGCGAACCCATATGCACCAGGAATTATTAGTGTTGGTGCTTTGACTCCAGCAGTAAATTATAATTCAAGTACCACATATCCAGCTTACGGTAGTATCCCAGTAAGTTTTAGTAACCGTGGTATCGATACACATGTCTGGGCTGCTGGTGTTTATATTGCTAGTGTCTACCCACCAAATGCTAGTGGTGGATACCAAGATACTAAACCTGGTTATACTGCTGGTGTTGATTACTTCAGAGCAATTAGTGGTACTAGTATGGCTTCACCTCAAGTTGCAGGTGTGTTAGCATGTTATGCTACTGGTAGAGAAAGATTTAACTCAGCAGATGCTCATAGGTATCTACAAAAAACATCTAATACAACAGAGATGTTCACTGATAACTGGGCAAAGAACTACCCTGCAACTGTTAGAAAGAGTTTACCAATAGATATCACTGCTAATAATACTGATATACTTGTTGGTGGTCAGGACAGAGCAAGGGACATAGGACCCAATGCAATTACTGATAATAGTATAAGAATTGAGTGCTTAGATACCTTAAACTTTACCTTACAAAATCCTATAGAGCATAACTGGAGAATAGTTAAAGGTAGTAGCAATGGATTGGTTGGTGCTACGATTAACATCGATGATCCATCACAGTATCCACATGAAATAGTAGCAACTGAAGCTGGTGGTATGATAAACTGGACACCAGGTATTGATGACGTTGGATTCTATTGGTTGGTGTGTGGTTGTTCCTTGCTTCCTAATCATAATGGACAACCAAATGCACATACTAATGGTAATGAAATTTTAATTGTTGTTGACCCACCTGGATGTTGGGATGATAGTATGAATGCTGGTGGATCATCTAAACGTCTGCTGCAAGCATCTCCCACAAGACCATCTACAGGTTTGATGACTGAATGGTGTCATGAGAAGGGTAATAGATGGGGATTAGGACGTGCTGGATTGGAGATGGAACATAGAGGTAATAGAAAAAACAGAGCAATCATAGGAACTGGTGAGAATCTATGGCCAAGACAGAACACTCTCAATAATTCTATTAATGGATACCAACCTCAAGGTGATGCTATCTTTACAACAACTGGTAATTCAGATTGGGTTTGTCCTACAGGAGTAACATCAGTTTGTGTAGTAGCAATTGGTGGAGGTGGTGCTGGAGGACCAGATGGTAGTAGCTATACTGGTGGAGCTGCTGGAGGTGGTGGACTTGGGTGGAAGAATAATATATCTGTAACACCAGGTCAATCGTATACTGTAGTCGTTGGTGCTGCTGGTGTTGGTGGTACAAGAGATGATGGTGGAGATTCTTATTTTATAAACACATCTACTGTTGCAGGTCTTGGAGGTAAGGGAACTGATATGACTTCTGGTTCTGGTCAAGGTGAGTATGGTGGATACGGTGGATCATATACTGGAGATGGTGGTGGTAACGGTGGTCGAGGTGGTGAAGCAAACACTGGAGCATATGAAGGTGGAGGTGGAGGTGCTGGTGGATACTCAGGAAATGGTGGAAATGGTGGACATGGTACTGGATATCAGACACCAACAGAACCTTACAATCGTTTTGGAGGAGATGGTTCAGGTGGTGCTGGTAGTGGAGGAGCATACGGCGGTGGATATATAGGTGGTGGTACTGATCTATATGGAATAGGACCTAATGGTACTGGTACTGAACTTAGAAGTGGTATGAGAGGTAGTGATCCTGACAGTACAATTACTTCTGCGTATGGTGGAGGTGGATCAGGTGCTGGTATTACAGGTGGTGATGGTGCAGTAAGAATTATATGGGGTACGAATAGATCATTCCCAAGTAATGCAGTCATAGATGTATAAATAATAAAGCCTTACTGTATTATTATGCCTGAAGAAGAAATTAAAGAAGAAGAATCAAAGAAGAAAAGTATATTTGCTAAAGCAAAAGCTGCTATTCTTCCCGATGCCGATGAGCAAGCAGCAATCATCAGTACATTTGTCAGAATTACTGTGCTGGCCTGGTCTGGAGGCATATTAACTTTAAATTATGTCGCCATACCTGGTGTCCCTCAACAGAAA